TCACGCCCTGGTCACGGAATCGCCCATCAGTTTCAGTACCTGCCCGGCAATCTCCGGCCCGGAAACGCCCGAGTAGAATTCCAGACCAACGCGGGTCCCGTGCCCAAGGACCGCCCCGACCATCCAGTCCGGAACGCCCCGCCGTCGCATGTTTGTCTCGGCCGTCCGCCGGAGGAACTGCATGGGCTTGCCGTCGCTCGGGCGAATGCCAAGACCGAGAAGGACCGCCGAGGCGGATTTCCACAGGCGCTCACGATACCGGCGCCCTCCACCGGCCGCCTCGCCGGATTTCAGCGGAACCCAGAGAAGCGGGCCATCGCGGTGTGAAAGTTCCTGGAGCAGCCCTGCCGTGTCGGCGTCCAGGGGAACCGTTTTTCCTCGGCCCTCTTTCGTCCGCCGCCGCCCCGTGACGGGGATCCGAAGTGTCCCCGACGAGAAGTCGATATCGGCCCGCTCGATGGCCGCCAGTTCACCGACACGGGGCCCCCATAGGCACGCGAGCCTCAGTGAGGCGTGAATCCATGTTGGCTGCTGCTCGATCACTTTGAGGAACCGCGTCGTCTGTTCCGGCGTCAGGGCGTCGGGGTCCGGCCTCGAGATCCTTCCGTGCGACCGGACCTTGATTACTGGATTGGATACGAGAAGCTCCATGTCGACGGCCCATGCGAAGATCGCATGCAGCGTCCGCAGGTCCTTGCGGACGGTCCATGGGCCAACGTCGGCCGCACGGGAAATTCGGTAGCGTTCGACGAGGGCGCGGTCGACCTGGGCGAGCGTCCGCGGGCCGCAGACCCGCGTGAAGCGGGCCAACACCAGCCGGTACATCGAGAGCGTGGACGGTTGCAGGCCCGTCGCCGCCGACGCAAGGTACCGCTCGACGAAATCCGCCCAGGGCAGTGCCCCGTCGGCGTCGATGTCGCCGAGGAGGCCGTTGAGCTCCGCCTGCCAGAGTTCGCGGTGCTGCTCGGCCAAGGCGGCGGACATTGGCCCGATCGTGTCCTGGTGGGTCCGGCCGCTCTTGGGCGGATCCTCCCAGCGCAGCACCCACGGTTTGCCGTCTCGGCTCCGACGGCGGGTCATCCGAACGTGATAGAGAGGCATGGTTGGTAGCTCGCCCAGTACAGGCGGGCCATTGTGCGCGGGGACGGGCGGCGTGTCAAGGGCGGGCATGGGTTCACTGGGTCCTCGCGCGGCGGACAGAGGACATCGGATCGGTCGGCCGGACCCCGGCCCCGGCCTGGAATTCTCGGACGGCGCCGACCGAGATCCTCAGCCGCCCGCCCCACCTGGCTGCCGGCAGGAGGCCCTCGCGGACCCACCTGCGTACCGTCTCCGCGTGGACGCCGAGCAGCTCGGCGACCTCTTCGACGGTCAGCGTTCGAAGGTCGTCCAGGGCGGTCATGATCATGCACCCTCCCTTCCGTCACATTCGGCGGGACGACTGTACTGGATGAGCTCGCAGCAACCCTGCTTTCGAGAGCACGCGAAGCCGTGGGCGGCAACGCCGCTACGGATGGGCAGGCCTGGACCGCCATTGGCCTTGAGGAGCGGACTGCGGCAGCGCAGGGCATCCTGGTGCCGGCAGCCGGAACAGGTCGGCATGATGCCTGGTGCGGGCGCCCAGCGATCCACGCGGCGATACAGTCGAGGGTGCGGCTCAATGAGCCTGGCGCAGGCATCGCAAAGCACCAGGAAGATCGGCTCGGGCCGATCGGCCTCGTCGTGTTCCTGCCAGACGGCCAGGTTGATACTCGGCAACTCGCCACGACCGCAGGCCTGACAGGCCACCAGCGTGCGCGGATGGGACAAGGTTTCAGAGAGTCGGGGCCACTCAGGCATGGGTTGGCCTCCCCGTTGCGTCGATGCCCAATACCCGCTGATAGGAGTCCTTCCAGCGGACCTGCGGGTTCCCATTGAGGATCTCGTAGACGGCGCGCATCTTCGCCGGCGTCTGGCCGGCCTCTATGTCCGAGATGGCCGCGTCCAGGCCATGCATCCCTCGACACCAGGCGGTGCGGGCGCGGAATTGGTTGGCGGCTCCAATCCAGATTTCACCCTCGGCGCCGGCAGCCATTACCTTCAAGACGAGATTGTCGGCGAGGTCCGGCTCCAGGAGCGGTTCGGCCGAGATGCTCACCTCCATCCCCATCCGCCTGGCACTCTTGATGGCCTCGATACGTTCCGCCGGCGGCGGCGCTCCGGGCTCCCAGAACACCGCCATTTCATAGCTCAGACAGGTGAGGCTCACTCGCAGCTCAATTTGCCCTCGGCCGCGGGCGAAGTGGTGTGCCGCCATCAGGAGCGGCGGGACATGCCCCGCCGCCTTCGACACAACGAGGACCCGGTTGTCGGCCTGGAGCAAGCCGACCAGCGCCGAGAGACAGGCTCCGCCATTGCCGGCGGTGATGTCGTGCGTGGTCGGAAACATCACCGTGCCTTGATACTTTTTCCGTCGCGAGGTCGCGGCATCGGCGTCGGCCCGCTCGTTCGTCCAGTCCGCCGCCGCCTCGATCTTTCCCCACCGCAGGGCCGCCTGTCGGGCGTAGCAGTAGAGGCAGCCATGCCGGCATCCGAGGCAGCAATTAACGGAGTGGTCGGACCACTCCCGGGTTCCCGTGGCTCGAATCATGTGGACTGGCCCTCCGTCTTCGCGGCGACAGGGCGTCCGAAGATGTCGACCTCGTACACTGGCGCGCAGCAGCCGCGAGCCTTAATCTTCTGCGGATACCTGTCGTTCTCGCCGGGAGGCCGGCAATCCGAAAGTTGCACCGGACACGCCAGATACCTCTGGGCATCGGGGTTGAAGCCGCGCGCGGCCGACACGGATGGGCCGAAATGGAGACCACCTCCGCACTCCTTGCGGCCCCCATCCCAATCCTTGGCCTCCGGCGTTGACCCGGGCAGATACAGAACGCCGTTCGGGCTCGTAAACGAGTAATCGACCGCCTTTAATAAGATTACCACTCCGCCCGAAACCTCCAGACCATAATGTTTGCACCATGCCTCGGCCGAGAGAACAGCCGGGACGGCGCGGACAATGCCGCCAACCACTCGCGCTTGGCTACCCTCGACATTGAGAACCACCTGATCGGAAGCTCGAACTTCGACCGGGCCGCGAACGTGAAGTAAGGAAAGTCCGTCGGCCTCCACGTGCGGCTGGCTCGAATCCCAGGCCTCCACGTGCGGCTGGCTCGAATCCCAGGCCTCCACGTGCGGCTGGCTCGACTCCCAGGCCTCCACGCGCGGCTGGCTCGAATCCCTGGCCACCACGTGCGGCTGGCTCGACTCCCAGGCCACCACGTGCGGCTGGCTCGAATCCCTGGCCACCACGTGCGGCTGGCTCGACTCCCAGGCCACCACGTGCGGCTGGCTCGACTCCCAGGCCTCCACGCGCGGCTGGCTCGAATCCCAGGCCTCCACGTGCGGCTGGCTCGAATCCCTGGCCTCCACGTGCACCATGGCGCCCGGACACACGATGATGTGGGGGGCCTCTGTACCCATCGTCTTCAGACGTAATTCGCCACCGATGCAGACGGCCCTGTGACCGTCGCGGAGGACACGGTCCAGATCCTCCTGGGTGAAGACTTCAATCTGCTTCATTTCCTTCCTCCTTCTGTTGGGGTGCCCACGCGTGCGTGTAGTTGTATTCCAGCCGCGGTCAGGGCTGGTAGAAAGTGCGACCGCAGGTAGTCAGCCAAGAACTGGTTGGGTGGATGGATAGCGACCACACTTCCGTCAACCTGCCACCCCACCCCCTGAAACCAGGTGGCGTAGGTGGCGTGGCCGACCGCTGCCAACAGCCGCTCCGCGGCGACCCGGGCTTCTAGCTGCTCTGGAAGGCGGACGACGGGGTGACTCTGGGGCGTGGGGCCATTTCCCGCTGGCGGAGGTCCGTCGCCCAAGGGAAAGAGCGTCGGCTCCGCCAGGCCGAAGGCCCAGCAGTCGAGGTCTTCTAGACGCTCGATGACCAGCCGATCGCCGCGGCAGCCGTCCTGCCATTCCACGAGGACCAGTCGCCCGCCGGCAACGTCCACCCGCTCCACCGTGGCTCTTCTCGACGGCGCCGATCGGCGCCAGGCTGAGGTGAGCACCTCGGCGTGGATGGTCCTCAGCCGGTCCCTCATGCGTTCCCCACGGACGGCCGCCGCGAGGGCCGGCACCCGTTCGCGTAGTCGCCAGGCCCTCGCGTCTATCGCCGGCAGGGACTCGATGACCAGCCGCAGGTCGTCGAGTCGGTATCGTTTGAGCGCCAGGTCCTCGGCCAGGACCGCCATGATTGCCTCCAGCGGCTCCGGCGTCACCTGGCGCTGCCGAAACTCCGCCGCCAAGTCCTCGATGCCGCCCGCCCGCCCCGCCGCCGTGGTCGTTTCGACGACGCGCGCGGCAGGGGGGGGCGGGGCAGTCGCCTCTCTCTCCCCCTCTCTCCCTGTTTCTCCTCCACATACAGGGGGGTGTATAGGGGGGGGCGGCGCGACCGGCAGGTTTCTGCCGGTCTGAGCGGCAGGTTTCTGCCGGTCTGAGCGGCAGGTTTCTGCCGGTCTGAGCGGCAACTTCTCGCCGGTCTCAATATGTTCGGCGGTGGATACCACGGCCGCCAGGAGGCCCTGTCGGCCGGTCCGCTGGACCACCAGCCATCCAGTAGCGGCCAGGCGGCGGAGGACCTCGCGGACGGTCCGCTCACTTCTCGCGAGGCCGGCGGCCAGGTCGGCCACGCCGATCGCCGCCGGCTCATCACGCGGCCCCATACGGCGGCGGATGGCCGCCCAGGCCGCCGCCGCCAGCGGGCCGCATTCCGCGTTTAACCGGGCCGACCATTGTCCCCACACCTCGTTGTCAGGCATTCGTGCCGGCATCATGCCTCCAGGAGCGGCGTCTCGGTGTTACGTAACAGTGACGGGCCATTGCAGATAAGAAGTTCCGGGGCCGGATGCTGGCCCTTGTGGCCGTTGTTTGCGGAGTGGCACAGGGCCTTCTTGGCACCGACCACCGGCCGGATGGTCCAGCCTTCGTAAAACCTCCGGATCTCGGGATGGTCGTAATAGGAGACCACAATGCGGGCCTCGCGGAAGCGGGACAGCGATCGGGCCAGGCGTTCGTGGTCCGCGGGCTCAAAGTCGTGCAGATACCGGTCCGACTTTGCGACATAAGGCGGGTCAATGTAGATGGCGACGCCGGCGGCATCACGGATCTTGTCGAGAACCCCGAAGGCGTCACGATGAAGGATCGTCACGTGCCGCAGCCGCTGGTGCCACCATGGAATAGTCTCTGGCACGCGAGACCAGCCCCACCTACCGCCCGCCGAGGACCAGCGCACCGACCAGTGCTGGTTGTAGGTGTTGGTGCCGGCCGTGCCGTTGAGTCCCTGCCACGAGACCACCAGGTAGGCCCATGCGCGGTCAACGTCGGCTTGGCCGACATGTTCAGGCGACGCGGGCGGGAGCCGGTCCTTTTCGCTGCGAAGGCGGTCCCGGCACGTCAAGTAGAGCGACTCGGCGGGTAGTGTGCGCAGGGCCAGCGAGCAAAGGTCCTGCCATCGGTCGGACGCCAAGACCATCGCCAGGTTGATGAGGTCACCGTGGAGATCATTGATCTGTTCGAAGGCGAGCGGCGGCTTTGCGAACAGGACCGCGCAGGACCCGCAGAACGGCTCCCAATAGGCCGTGTGGGGCCCGAGTTCCTCGACGATGGCCGGCGCGAGTGTCCGCTTGCCGCCAAACCAGGGCGCAAGGGCGGAGATGCGGGGTTTCTCAATGGTTGTCATTTCATCCATATCGTTCACCATCAGGGCAACCGTCGCGCCGACCGTCAAGGGCTTTTTCTCCGTCATCTTCGCACTCGTTGCAGACGCCACACTCGCCACCGCCGGCACAGGGCGCGCCGCCCCCCATCTTCACGCTGGAAGTCTCGCGGCCAGTCTTCTTCGCCTTCGGCTTCTTCGCCTTCTCGGCGACCGGCGCCGTGGTCTCGGGCGCGGCCTTCGGCAAGAAGTCGTCCAGGACCGGCTCCCGCGGGAGATTTACGTCCAGGAGGCCCGCCAGGCGGCGGATGATCCAGAGGGGCGTATCGCCAAGGTCTTTCTCGAAGAGCGACTCGGCCGTTATGTCGGCGGCCAGGGCGACCTGGTCCTCCGGCCGGGCCCTTGCCATGCGCTTCAGGACCGCGTCCACTGTCTTGCGGGTCTTCTCGTCGGGCGTGGCGACCCACGACATCACGCGGCGTCTCAGGGTATGTCCGGCCTGGGCCATAAGAAAACACGCAAGCCGTTCGTGGCTGGCGACGATGGCCGCCGCCACCAAGCCCCGGACCCCGGTCTTCCAATCGCCGTGGGCGTTGCGGAACTTGGTATCCGGCCGCTCATCATAGGGGATGGCCTTCGGGCCGGACTTGGCGCCCGCGGACGGCCCCGGCTTGATGCCCCGGGCCTGCGCGAGTTGCCGCGCGACGGTCGCGGGCTTGACGTAAGTGGGTGCGTTGGCGCCACGGACGGCCGACGCCGTCGGCGCCACGTCCTTCTTGCCCTTCAGGCGGGCGATGGTCTTGCGGATGGCCGCCTCGGCCGCCCGCATCTTCGCGTTGTAGCAGACCAGGTTCAGGCACCTGGCCTCGGGCGCCTGGTCCGTCGCGTCAATCCCGAAGAGGACCGCGTGCGCCGAGTTGTCCGGGCAACCATCGCAGGCCGGCCTGCCGGCGAAGGCCATGCCGGGCTCCCACGGCACCCCGCGTAGCGTGGACAGCCGCTCGGCGACGACCTTGCGGACGTGGCGGACCGAGTCGACGCGGATGTCGTCCTTTGAGTCGGGGTTGTGGTAGTCACTGTCGTGGACGGTCCACTTCGCGACCTGCGTCTGCTCCGAGGCGGAGGCGAGCTTCGCGATCTCGCGGGCCTGGCCCAGGGGCAGCCGGCGCCCGGCCACCATCTCCTGGACGGCCGGGCAGAGGCGCGTCAGGTATGCCCGGTCGCGGACCCAGGGGACGGAGCGGACCAGGAGGTCCGCCACGCGCTGGAGATGTTCGGGCGAGGCATCGGTCCAGACGTCGGCCTTGCGGCCGGAGACCGACTCCAGCAGCCGCGAGACCACGAGCACCTCCTCGACCGGGTTGAGGTCGGCCCGCTCGATGTTCTCCGTGGCCTCAATACGCCGGACCGTCTGGGCCTCCATCGCCACCCACGGAGGATAGACGACGGCGCGTATGACTGCCCAGCCCAGGCTCCTGGCCGCCGCCAGGCGACACCGGCCGTAGAGGATGCGGTAGGACGGTCCCGCCGGGCCGATCTTGGCCGTGGGGGTCGTCTGCACGACGCCCACGGGCTGGAGGAGGCCCACCGCCTTCATGCTCCTGGCCAGGGTCTCGATGTCGGCGTCGCCCTGCCGGTGGTTGCCGCCCTCCGAGGTGATGTCGGCAACGGGCACGTCGGCGATGGTCGTCCCAAACCTCAAGGACAGGTCGTCTTCTGTGGCGGTCGTCGCCGCCGGCACTGCGTCCTGCGTCTGCTTCTGCTTGCCCATGTGTGTCTCCTTTGGGTTGTGCGCCGCCTACTCCAGCGCCTGTTCGATCTTGTCCGCCAACCTGGCCATCTCTTCACCCAGCGCGAGCATGCGCTGCGCGTGCTTGGCACGCACTGCCGCGTCCTTCTTGGGCCGGAGTGTCGCCCGCGCGAACTCGTGGACGTGGTAGGCCCGGCTCGTCCGAAAGTACGTCAGAAGCAACTGCACCACCGCACGGCCTTCGTCACGGGTCAGGCATTTCGCTGCCATCGGCCTTCCTCCTCTTGGCGCTACCGTTCTTCACTTCGCTTGGCGCGGCCGGCCGGCGTGATCCGAGACCCCACTCCTGGCACACGCTGCACAGGTCGTGTTCGACCCACCAGCATGGACCCGCCGGCGGCGGGCAGCCGTAATTGTCGGTGCATCCGCAGACGCGGCAGGACCGGGGCCGCTGGAAGAGCCAGTCGCCCTCCTCGAGGACCGGATGCCAGACGCCGTCCACCACGATGTGGGCCGGCGAGTCGTCGGACTCGCGGGTCCCGTCGTACTCCGACCTCGTGAGGCCGCCGTTGGCGTAGCGGAACCCCTGGAATCCCCGCATGGGAATCGGACGTATCCAGCGCCAGGAGTCCGCCTGCATGAAGGCGTAGTATCCGGCGGGCCACTCGCGGCCGGTGGTCTGACACTGCATCGGAAATTGCGACTGTTCGATGTGACTGACGACCGCGAACCCGCGAACAAAGCCGTCTTCGACGTAGTAGATGCGGTCGCCCGGGCGCAACTGCCCGGGGGCGTAGGCGCGCGGGAAGGACCGGAAATACTCGGTCCCTGCGCCGGCGCACCGGGCGTCCGCCGCCTCCTGGGCGGCCGCGGCCATCTGGCTCTTGGGCGTGGTGACAATGATGTCCATACGTCTTCTTTAGGTTCGACTGCCGGGCGCAAGACCCCCGAAGAGGAGGCCCTGGGCGCCGGCGCTATCCTTGATGCCCCGGTTCTCGGCCACGGCCGACTCGTAGGCCCGTCCGGCGTCGGCCAGGTCCAGGTATCGCTGGCCCGAAATCGTCTCGCGGATGGTCCGCTTCAAGGCCCGGCAACGCCTGAGTTGCCGGCAGACGCGGCCATACAGGTTGCGGTAGGCGAGTCTCGCATCACGCGCGGTCTCGATGACGAACGCACCGCCGCCGTTCGAGGAGATGGTGCCCACGGGCCGGCCGGCGAGGACCAGGGACTGCACCAGCTCGTACATCTCGCGGTCCCCAACCACCAGGCCCGTCTCCCGCTCCAGATCCTGCCGCAGCCGCGCGTAAGTGCGCGCCCCGGCGACGCCCCGACAATGCCGATGGAGGTAGCCGAGCAGGATCCTCTCGGCGTCCGCCAACTCAGGCCTTGTCGGGTCGCGTTGCATAAGTGCACACCACTCCACACGACTTCGCTCTTCGCCGGTAGGGGGCCCCGGCGGGGGGACACCGAGGCCGCCCTGTCCGACTCGGCCGGCTACCTCCGAGGGTTGCCGACCTCGCGGCGGACCGCCCGCCGCGTTTCAAGACGGCCACCGCCCTCACAGGACGGCGGCCTGGATCGGAGCGCAAGGTTTCGGCTCACGCTCCGTTGTCTCTTCCGCAAGGTCCGGCCTGTGACCCGGCCGACCCAGCACCCGCATGAGGGCGCCCAGGTCGGCCGTGACGAAGTCGGCCTCGATGTACGCCAGCTCCGCCCTGGGCGCCGGGTCGAGCAGCACGAGCGTCCTCTTGCCCATGCCGACGGCCAGGCCAAACTCGGTGTGGGCGGACGCCCCGCACGGCAGGACGAGGACCAGGGCGTCCGCGGCCCCCAGGGCCGTCATGTCGAGTTTCCATTGGCGATCGGCCCTTGGCGACCGCAGGGCCGCCAGGAACACCTCCGGGCCGGCGTCCTCGGCCAACCCGATGCCGGACCACGTGAATGGCTCCATCGGCGGCTGGCCGACCCTCTGGATCTTCTCGGGGTGCCGGAAATCGTAGCAGAGATGTCCCGCGGCCCGCAGCGTCTCGATGACGGCCGTCAGCCGAGGGCACCGCCAGGAGGATGCGACGTAGATCCGCATGGGTCACTTGCCCTTTCCGGTCTTCGGCTTCTCCAGAACCTCGCCCGTCTCCGTGTTCACCGTCCGGCCGTCCTCGGTCGTGAGGACCTCCTGGCGGGGCGTGTCGCGGGTCGAGCCGCTCCGGCGGACCTCCAGGAGCGGCGTGCCGTCCTCGTCCTCGCCGGGCATGGCCAGCGTGATGGAATCCGGCCGGCTCGGCAGGGCGATCTTCGAGCGTGCGGTGACACTGAACGTGGCGTTCTCGGGCCGGACCTCCGGGTCGCGGCCGACGTCCTCGCACGTGAGGATGACATCGAAGGTCACCTTGGCCTTGCTCTTCTTGGCGAGACCACGGTGTTCCTCCAGGTAGCGGACCAGGTAGGCCTGGGCCTTGCGGAGGTCCTCGTCCACCTTCGCGACGAACCGGCCCTCGTCGATGAGGGCGAGCTCGAGCGGTGAAAACTTGGGGTGTGACATATCGCTTCTCCTTTGTTCCGCCCGCCAAGGCAGTCACGTCGCGGGACTGGTTCGTGGACCCGACGACCCGGTACCGCCCCGGCTGCCAGGGGCGGCCCTTGTCGCCGCGCGATTCGGCTTCTGCCGCGCGCGGTCATCTCGGTCAGGTCCTGTTCGCGGGAAGAATCTTCCACTCGGCGTGGCGCGGGAAACCCATCGCCACGGTCATCGTGTCGCCGGCCTCGCGGCGTATCACCTCCAGAAGCTCCTCGAAGACCGCCACGCGGACGACCGGCAGGTCGCCGGAGGAGAGGGTGACGAGCACGCCCCGGGTCTCGTCGCCGTCGAGCGCGATGTCGATCTCCATCTTGCGCTCGCTGGTGGCGACGTAGAGCGGACATTTGATGGTGAGCACCTCGGGCAGGTCCACCGGCTCCATGCGTCCGGCACCGCCGCCCTGGATGGCCGTCTCGACCATGAGGCCGTTGACGCACTTCGCGCCGAAGCCCTGCGCGAGTTCGACCTTGCGGCTCAGCCTCACCTGGTTCAGCATCATGGCCAGGTCGCGACCTTCCGGCTCGATGATCTGCCGGCGGTTCTCACCAACGAACCGGAGGAACGCCTTCAGGGGCAGCTGCACCGACGCCGGTCCGACTGCGGCCGGCTCGTCGTCGCCCGCCCGGCTGACGGGGGCAAGGGCGTTCGCCCAGGGGGCGAAGAGCGGGTGGATGAGCGGCTCGAAGAGAAGTACTTCGAAACCGCGCTCGGCCGTCTCATCCAGGATCGCCGCCACCTGTTGCCGGGCCGGGTCGGCCAGGATGACGGTGTTGTCGCTGCCGAACTTCTTCAGGTAGCGGCAGAAGCCGCCCACGTCGTAGAATTCGTGCGTCCGACGCGGGCTGGGCTCGCGCACGGGGTCCGCCGCCGGCTCGGGATTGAGCCGGCGCTGCTGGATGGCCAGGACGACCCGCTTGTGCTCCTCCTCACCCTCGCCCAGGAGTTCGCGGGTGACATCCACCGCCGTCTCCTGCCCTGGCACGACCGTGCGCAGGAGTTCCTTCAGGTTCTGCCATTTTACTTCTTCCATGACACGCTCCTTTGGCTTGGCGGCCCGCTGCCCGGATGGCATCGTGCTTCGCCGCGATCCTCGCGGCGCGACGTGCGGCCCGCTCTTGTCTCTGTTTCAGGGTCAACATGCCCGGCCTCGCGGCCGGCGCGGTCTATCCGGTCGATGTCGGTGAGCGTCGGCAAGCCCGGATGTGCCGGCGGGCGCGGGGCGGGATTGCGGAATTGCAGCGGCGGCGGCTCGATGTCGGCGTCGCCCAGGTCGATGCCGTCGCCCAGGTCTCCCGCGGCCTCCTTCGACAGGCCGCGGAGCTTCATGTGCCACCAGAGGCGCAGACGCTTCCAGAACGATGTCTTCATGGGGCGGTCCTTTCACCGAAGGGCAGGTGGATTTCGACCAGCAGCAGGCTCCGCCCCTGGCCGTCGCGGCGATAGACGAGCTGCGAGCCGCCCGTGCGGCGGCTACGCCGCAGGGCGGTCTTCAGGTCCGCGATGAGGTCCAGGACGTCCTGCGTCGACGAGAGACAGAGCGGCACCATCGCGCCGGCGAGCGGCGGCTGGGCTGGACCGGCCTGGGGGGGGAGTGGCGACTTTGAAGGGGACATTGAGACCTCCTGCCGAACCAGAAGGCGTTTGCAAGGACGGGTTTTGTGGGCTATACTTATGACCTTGGGCGAGCCGGGACCGGGAGGATGCAAGGTCCGATCCCCGCGTAAAAACACGAGACGCAGGCCGTTGGCCTCCGTCCGTGGAAAGTGCGCGCCCCTGGCCGGGTCCGTTCTCAGGTAGGACTGGGCGAGCCGAACCGAGACGGTCGGCCAGGGGCTTCTGGGCGTCGGCGTGCAGGGATCGCAAAAGCGACCATCCGCCGCCGGTCTGTCGTGCTTGGGTCATCGGCTCGCCCGCCTGATGCATTTCACCTGCGTGACAGTATCGTCACGTCGGTGAAATAACGCAAGAGAAAAGCGGGCCAGCCGTGAAAAAACCTTCACCGGAAGACATCGCGCATAAGTCGGCCTTCGGCAAGCGGTTAGAGTCGCTTGTCGTCGGGTCCAAGGGGGAGTTCGCTGAAAAAATCGGAATTTCACGGACGCAATTGTCAAATCTGCTCAGCGGCCGGACGCCGCCGAGCCGATTACTCCTCAAGCGACTAGCGGATATTTGTGGCATCTCGGAATCGTGGCTGGCGACGGGCGAGGGGCTGCGCGAAGCGAATGGCAGGGATGGACATTCTGCCATATCTGGCGAGACCTGGCACGAAGTGTCCCGCACCCGCATCGGCGACGTGGAGGTCATCATCCGGCATCGGACCGGTGTGGCGAGACCGCCCGAATAGGACCGGCGCGAACAGGCACTTGCGAAACGGCGGGGCTTTCGGTAGGTTTGGGGTGCGCGAGGGCGCGGCCCTCGCGACAGGATCGTGGGCACTTTCGGGGAGGACGAACGTGGGCACGCGAAGCGACAGACTCAAGGCAACCCAGGCCGAGATGGACCGGGGGCCTGCACCCATCGCCCCCATCACCAAGGCGACGGAAGGCCGCCTGAACGACAGGGCGGGCATCGGCGTCGTCTCCTATATCTGCATCGGCCTGGCGGCCCTGGGAGCCATCTATGCGCTGAGCGGCCTGGCGGGGGCCGATCCGCCTGCCCTGATGAAGGGCCTGGGAATGGCCGTCTTCTGGGGCCTGCTGGCCTGGGGCAATGAAGTCCTTCGCGAGCGACAGCGCCGCCGCCGCGAGGAATAGGCGAGGCGGCGGGGCATATAAAAGCCCTTGAATTGGATGCACGTGACATTAGAATATCAGTGAGCGGTCGAGGCTGGCCGCGCACGTGAGGCCGTTCGGGGCCTGAACCCCGGCGGCCTTTTCCTTGCGCGGAGGCGACACCACATGTTGGAGGCGGACCTGGAGGACAGCCTGGCCGGGTTCCTCGACGCGACCGCGCTCTTCCGCGTCTTTCGCCAGGTCATCGGCCGTCCACTCTGGACGGCATGCCCCAACGCAGGACGGGTACGCTGTGACCTGCTGCTCCTCTCCTCGCAACGCGGTCTGGGCGCAGGGTGGACGCATGGCCCCATCCTGATCGAGGTCAAGCGACCCGGCGAGCCGATCGGCCCTGCCCTCTCGCAGATGATGGACTACCTGCGGTGTTCCTGGCTGCTGCCCAACGGCGTGCCCATCATGGCGTCCTGGGCATTCGTCTATCCTGCCGATCGCATGCATGGCCCGCTCGCGAGCGTCTGTGCCCAGAACCGCATAGGCACGGCGCACCTGGCGGCGGGCGAACTGGACCTGTACTGCGGGGAGCAGCGGGTGCTGACGGTCCTCGAGGGCGGCGTGCTGCGCGTGGGCGACACGCGGATTGGCCTGCGGTACGGGCACCGGTCTTAGGTACTACCTGGCCGGAGGCCTCGGCGGAGGTTACGCAGAATAGGCGGCGAAGGCGGTAGAGTTTATTGAGCGGAAGCGGCCCGCGATGCAGCCGGCAAAGGGGATATACGCATGGATACTTGGTGATGGAGTAGGCGCCGAGCGCGGCCGGCGGCAGCGACGCTGTCCGGCAGCGCCGTGGTGTTACAAGCACCGCGGTATTTTGCACGCTCGACGCCCAGTCGAGACACCCGAACTATACAGGCGGCGACGGAAACGGCAGCAAAAAAGTGAAGGAGCAGATTGCGGCGTCGTTGAAGAAATTCGTCGTGCCGATGGGGAGCCTCGCGCCGGACCCGGCCAACGCGCGGCTGCATCCAGAGGAAAACCTGGACGCCATTCGCGGCAGCCTCCTGGCGTTCGGCCAGCAGAAGCCCATCATCGCTGATGCCAAAGGGGTCATCGTGGCGGGAAACGGCCTCTACCTGGCGGCGCGTCAACTCGGATGGACCCGCATCGCGGCCATCCGCACGAGGCTTGCCGGCGTCGATCGGACCGGCTATGCCATCGCCGACAACCGCACCGCGGAACTCGCGGAGTGGGACAACGAGGCGCTGGCGCGGCAACTCCGCGACCTGGAGAAGGAAATGGACCTGGCCGACATCGGGTTCAGTCCTGATGACCTGGCCCGCCTGCTGGGGCCGCCCGGTAACGAGGGCCTGACCGATCCTGACGCCGTGCCGGCGCCGCCGGACGAGGCGACCACCAAGCTCGGCGACCTGTGGATCCTCGGCAACCACCGGCTGCTTTGCGGCGACAGCAGTAGCGCTGACGATGTGGACCGGCTCTTGGCGGGCGCCGCCATCCACCTCGTCAACACCGACCCGCCGTACAACGTGAAGGTCGAGCCGCGCTCGAACAACGCCATCGCCGCCGGCCTGTCGTCGTTCCCGGGCGACGACCTCCAGCAGAAGAAACTCTTGAACAAGACCTGCCGCGCGGAGGGCGCCCGCGGCGGCCTCACGCACCACCAGTCGTTTGACGTGGCGCGGCAGGGCGTGAAGCACGCCACGACCGAGAAGTTGCGGCCCAAGGACCGGCCCCTGGTCAACGACTTCGTCTAGGACGAGGCGTTCGAGAAGATGCTGCGGGCATGGTTCGGCAACATCGCGCGTGTGCTGGCGCCCGGCCGGTGTTTTTACATCTGGGGCGGGTATGCGAACTGCGGCAACTACCCGCCGGTCCTCAAGGGCTGCGGCCTCTACTTCTCTCAGGCCGTCATCTGGGTCAAAGAGCACCCCGTCCTGACGCGCAAAGATTTCATGGGCAACCACGAATGGTGCTTCTACGGTTGGCGCGAGGGGGCCGGCCACCACTTCTTCGGGCCGAACAACGCCACCGACGTGTGGAGCGTGAAGAAGGTCAACCCCGCCAGCATGATTCACCTTACGGAAAAGCCCGTGGAACTGGCCACGCGGGCTATCGAGTACTCTTCGCGCCCAGGCGACAACGTTCTGGACCTGTTCGGCGGGTCAGGGAGCACCCTCATCGCGGCCGAGAAGACGGGGCGCCGTGCCTACCTGATGGAACTCGACACTCTTTACGCGGACGTCATCGTCCAGCGGTGGGAGCAGTTCACGGGGAACAAGGCCAAGCGGGAGGGGGCATGACCATGTACCATGTCCGACCCATTCCGCGAAGCCTGATGGCCGCGTTCGTGGCGGCGCACCATTACGCGGTGCGCATGCCGCCGCATTGCCTGCTCTCGCTCGGCTGCTTCATCGGCGGCGACCTGGTGGGCGTGGCGTCGTGGGGCTACGGCGTCCGCCCGCGGCACACCATCCAGCGCCTGTTCCCGAGTCTGACGACCAGCGACTACTATGAGTTGAACCGGCTGTGCATGCTCGATTCGGAACCGCGTAACGGCGAGAGCCACTTCCTCAGGCTCTGCCGGGAATATATCCGCGAGCGCGAGCCGGGCAGGATGGTGCTCTTCTCCTGGGCCGACGGCATGCGCGGCAAGCCCGGCTTTGTCTACCAGGCCGACAACTGGCTCTATGGCGGGTTCATCCGAACCGAATTCTACGTGACGGCCGCCAACGAGGTCGTGCATCCCAGGCAGGTGACCACACGCTGCGGCCGGCGTGATCGGGTGCTCACCCGGAGCATGGGTCTGCGCCGGGTGCGTGGCCGCCAGTTCCGGTACTGCCGTTTTCTGTGCGGGCATGGCCTACGGAAGCGTCTCTTGTGTGAGTCGCCATTTCGCTGGGGCCAGGACTACCCGAAGAAGGACGACTGCGTCTGGACGGTCGAGGATGCGGCGGAGGGCTCAAGGGAGAGCCGGGAACCTCCCAGGTTCCAGGGGTCGGGTCAGTTCCGACACGCCGCTCCACCTTTCGTCCAGTCTCAGGCCGAAGACACGCCCGAGCGTGCTCCGCCCGGGCGCATCGGGGATACAGACTGATGCTATTTCGCCGCGGCGACCGCCTCGAACAGGTTCTTTCCGGTCTTACGGAACCGGGCGTCCTTGCCCTTCGCGGCGATCTCGCGGATGATGGCTGCGTACAAGGTGGCGGACGGCGTCTTGCCCTTCGTCTGCCACACGCCCTGGGCCAGGACCTTCTCGACGATGGTCCGGCAGTTCATCGGGGCACTGGCGTCCTTCAGGACGTCCGCGGCCAGTGCGAGGAGGCCCGGCTTCCGCTCGCCCTTCGGCTTGGCGGCCTTGGCCTTCTTCGCCTTGCGGTTTTCCTCGGCGGTCTTCATGGCGGCGTCGAGTTCCGGGTCTGGCTTGGCGAGCTTCTCGGCCACCTCCTTCCGCATCGCGGCGACCTTGGCGGCCTTCTCCCTCTTGGCGGCATCCTTCTGCGACTGGTAGTGGGCCTCCAGGGAGTTGGTGGCTTGGCCCCCGGCGGCCGCGGGCGCGGTCCTGGCCTCCTTGGCCACTCCGGCGGCCGCCTTGGCCCCCGTGGCGACGTGGGCCGCCCCAGCGGCCTTTCGGACAACCTTCTTCACCTCGTGCTTCTTCATGACGGCACTCCTTTTCTGGTGCTGCAGTGCGTTACCAGCGGCCGCTTGCCGGATGGCTTCGTGCTTCGCCGTGATCCTCGCGGCGCGACGTGCGGCCCGCTCCTGTCTCTGCTTCAGGGTCAACATGCTCGGCTCCTACTTGCTTGGCGGCGTGTACCGCGTGCCGCAGTTGGTGCAGTGGACCGTCTCGCCTTCCTCCTGCCAGACCAGGCTGTCCGTGCTTCGCTCGCCGCACTTCGGGCAGGCGTCGGCCTCGAGCACCAGGTCGTCGGCCTGGCCATCCAGGTGCAGCTCGACGTCCTCGATGTCGACGCCCCGAAAGCCGGCGACCGCCTCGACCAGGCAACTGCGAAGCCGGTAGAGGTCGCCGGCATAACCGAAGTTGCGCGCGTCAGCCTTGGCCTGCGTCTCATGCTTCCGGAGTTCCTGGCCCAGGAACCCCAGAAGGCGATCGATGTCGCGCCGTCGCTCGGCGTACATCTCGGCGGCCGTCTGCCCGTCCTTGGCGGGTGCCGCCCGGGCGGCAGAGCGGTCGATGTGCCCGTCCGATTCGGGCACGGTGACCCGAACCTTCTTACTGCCCACATCTACCTCGTAGGTCTTCGGTTTCGTTCGCTTCTTCGTCAGGTGCGTGATCTTCATCGTGGCCTCCTTTGGGGTTCGTGTTCGCCCCCACCAGGTGGATCAGGGCATGCTTTGGGCGAGGAAGCAAGGCTAAAGAATGGACCCGCATCAATAATTCCGGAGGGACGGCCGTGGGCGCGAGCAGCCTGACGGGAGCCGAACATCGCGGGGTCCAGTGCCCGGAGTGCGGCTGCGCCCGCCTGGAGGTGCTCCAGACGCGGCACACCCATGACATGCGCATCCTCCGCCGGCGACGGTGCCGCCGTTGCGGCACTCGCATCACGACCGCCGAGCACCTGCTGGCCGGACCTCGCGGGCCCTGCTGTCGCTACCGGTAGTGCACATTTGCATTTTGGTGGTTTTGTCGGGCGCATGGAGCCGACAAGACGATAGAATGTGCCAGAACGCGAGCGGGCGCCGTGCCGGAGCGCCTGCCGCTAATGGGCCGTTCGGGGCCGAACCCCCGGACGGCCTCTATTTTGGGAGACGCATCTGCCGCCTCGCCGAAGTCAGCCCGACGTCCGGAAGACCCTCACCGCGCTGGTGCAGGCCGCCGCCGGTGGAAGGTCCGATCTCGGATGGTTGCACAAGGCCATCCGGAAGGCGGGCTACGTGCCCGCCGCCGACGCCCTGACCCGCGAGGATGCCCGCCGGACCTGCAAGGCGATTGTCGAGGCGCTTGTCGACGCCGAGACGACCGCCGAGACCCCCTGCTGCAAGGACTGCCTACATCGCGCCATCGATGCCCTCGCCGCCCTTGCCGCCGGCAAGTAGGCGTTTCCTTGGGGAGGTTCTCCAGGGCCTTGCGCGGGAGCGCGAGGCCGCCGCCCGTGGCGCGGCCCGCTACCTGGAGCATCGCCGCTCCGTCGGAGAGACACAGGCCGCGCGGGTCCGCGCGGCGCAAGACATCGCCCCGGTCCCCGGCCGGGCCGACGCAGCCCGCCACGACCGCTGCCGATCGAGCCTTCGCCTATTCTGCGAGACCTATTTCGCCGAGGCGTTCTTCCTCGCCTGGTCAGCCGACCATTTGAAGGTCATCGCCCGGCTCGAGGAGGTCGTGCTGAAGAGCGGCCTGTTTGCCTTCGCCATGCCGCGAGGGAGCGGCAAGACGTGTCTGGCCGAGGCGGCAGCCCTCTGGGCCGTCCTATACGGCTGGCGTCGGTATGTGTGCATTCTGACCGTCAGCGCCGAGCGGAGCCAGGAACTCATCGAGCACATGAAGGGGCTGCTCGGGTTCCGCACCGATCCGGAGGGGCCGCTCACGCTGGACTTCGGCCCCGAACTCGCCCCGTTCCTCGCCCTCGAGGGGGAACCGCGCCGGTGCATTGGCCAGCGGTGCGGCGGCAAGCCGACCTTCGTGCGGTGGCAACAGCGCCGTCTCATCTTCGGCCTTGTCCCCGGCAGCCTCGCGTCGGGCGCGGTCATCTCGGCCTCGGGCCTGACGGGCGGAGGCGTCCGCGGCCAGCGTTACCGCCTGGCCGACTCCCGGAAGGTTATCAGGCCCGACCTGGCGCTCGTGGACGACCCCCAGGACGATGATATCGCGGCGTCGGCCACGCAGACGCGGACCCGGGTGCGCCTGCTGAACGGGGCGGTCCTCGGCATGGCCGGCCCCACCCGCCGCATCGCCGCGCTGGCCGCCGTCACGGTCATCCAACCCGACGACGTTGCCAGCCGTCTCCTGGACCATGAGAAATCCCCCGATTGGCGCGGCGAGCGGATGCAGATGCTCCACGGCACGCCGGCGAACCCGAAACTGTGGGACGAATACCGCAGCCTCCGCCTGTCGGATCTGGCGGCGGGGACGGACACGTCCGGGGAATTTTACCAGACCCACCGCCCGGAGATGGACGCCGGCCTGGAGGCCGCATGGTCCAGCCGCCACGACGCCGAGGCCGGCGAACGGTCGGCCATCCAGGCCGCAATGAACCTCAAGCTTCGAGACGAGGAGACGTTCCAAGCCGAGTACCAAAACGATCCGCTGCCGGCCCAGGCCAGGGCCGAGACACTGACGCCGGACCGCGTGATGACGAAACTGAGCGGCCTGGCGCGCGGCGAGGTCCCGCCGTCCGCGACGCATCTGACGATGTTCATTGACGTGCACGATCGGCTGCTCTTCTATGTCGTTTGTGCCTGGGAGGAGAACTTCACCGGCCACGTCCTGGATTATGGGACGTGGCCGGACCAGCGCCGGGGTCAGTTCACGGCGTCCGCCGCCCCGCACACCCTGGGCAGCGCCTATCCCGGCGCGGGCATCGGCGGCGCCATCCAGGCCGGCCTGGAAGCGCTCGTGGCATCGAGCCTGGCCCGCGAATGGAAACGAGGGGATGCCCTGCTGAAGGTGGACCGGCTCCTGGTGGATATGGGCTACAAACCATCCATCGTTGCGGCGGTCAAGCGGAAGGTCGGCTCCTCCGTCATGTGGCTCTCGCGTGGCGCGGGCCTCCGCGCGAACCGTAAGCCGATGTCCGCCTGGGTCCGCAAGCCCGGCGAGGTCCACGGCCATTACTGGTACATCCCGACGGTGCGGCGGACCGGAGAGCATCCCCATGTCATCGTGGATGTGAACTACTGGAAGACGTTCGCAATGGCCGCGCTGGCTACGCCCGCCGGCGACGCGGGGGCGATGACCCTCTTCGGCCGCGATCCCCGCGCCCACGAACTCTTTGCGGAGCACATCGCCCGCTCGGAGTTTTCCACGGAACTGACCGGCCCGTGGGGGACCGTGCGGGAGTGGTCATCCTTGCCGGCCAGGCCGGACAACCACTGGCTGGACTGCCTCGTCGGCTGTGCCGCGGCGGCCAGCATGACGGGGATACGTGCGGCGGGCCAAGGGGCCGCGCCCGCCGCATCGCGGAAGACGCGCAAGAACAGAGCGGCCACCTACCTCTAGGAGACGAGTCGTCATGGCAAAAACACGAAGCACCGCCGGGCGCCCGCACGGCAGCCGGCCCGAAATGGATCCTCCCGTCGTCGAGGCGCAGCCGCCCAGCGCGTGCCCGAGCTGCGGCGGCACTCGCCGGAGCGAATACTGGGGTAAGCACATCCAGGACTACGCCGGGCTTCGACCCGACGGCCGTCCGTACCGCGTCATCGTCCGCCGCCGGGCCAGGTGCCTCGATTGCGGGCAGGTCCGCATCGATAAAACCTACGAAGATTAAATTCGGCTAGCCGAATTAGATCTGAGAAGCGGGATGGACATCTGCCGGTCGGCGTGCAAGGATGTCTCTGGCGGCCGGCGGGCCGCAGCCTGATCGGGAACGAGAAGAGAGGCCGTGTGGGGCCACACCCCCGCACGGCCTCTTTTTCTCGACAAGGAGCAGCGAGTGACCACGACGGCGGAACTGGTGGTGGCCAAGATTGAGCAGGCCATCCTCGAGTGCCCCCTGGCCGAGCAGATTTCGCTCGACGGCCACTCGGTCTCCATGCCCGACGCGCTGGCGAAACTGGAGTACTGGCGGAACCGAGTCAAACGAGAGCAGGGCGGCAAGCCCATCATCGCGGGCTTCAACCTTCAGAGGGCGTTCTAGTGGTGGCCCTAACCGATCGACGGCGGATATTGCTGGATGCGGACGGCACCCCCGTCGTCCGCGCTGGCTACGACGCGGTCGACCACACCAACCGCCGCCGGGCGCCTGAAATCCTCCTTCAGAGCGAGGACCGGACGCTCCTTCCGGAGCGCCGCCGGGCGATGGTCGCGACCGCACGAGACATTCGCCGCAACTACTCCGTCGCCGCCTGGGCGCTGCGTAAGCATCTCGATTTCGTGAGCACTTTCAAGTTTCATGCCCGCACCGGCAACCCCATCGCCGACGGCGCCGTCGAGGAGTTCATCAAGTGGTGGTCGCGGCCCGAGAACTTCGACGTGGCCCGCCGCCACGGCAGGGACCGCTTCGTGCGCCTGGTCGAGGGCCACGCCCTCGTGGACGGGGATATCCTGGTGCACAAGATCGCCGACGGCCGCGTCCAGGGCATCGAGGGCGACCGGATCCGCACGCCCCTCGGCGGCCTCCCGCCGGAACTCGCCAACCTCCCGCCGGAGTTTATGGACGGCGAACCGTGGCCGGGGTCCGTTCGCCTGGTGCACGGCGTCCAGGTGGACGACGCCGGCCGGGCTATCCGGTACTGCGTCTGCAAGCGTTTCGGCCTGTCGGGCTTCGTGTTCGAGCGGCTCCTGCCGGCGGCCTGGTGCGAGCACCACGGCTACTTCGAGCGGCTTGACCAGGTCCGCGGCGTCACGCCGCTCTCGACCGCCCTCAATGACCTCCGCGACCTGTACGAGGCCAAGGACTATGCGCTGGCGAAGCTCAAGATCTCCCAGTTGTTCGGCCTGATCTTCTTCCGAAAGTCGGCGGAGGAGATGGGCATGGTCTCCGAGGTGTCGCCAGAGACGGCCGACGCGGACGACGAGGCATCCGCGTCGCCCCGGTATCAGGTGGACCCGGGCAAGGGGCCGTTCAAGCTCGAGCTCGATCCCGGCGACGACGCGAAATGGCTGGAGACCGGCACGCCGGCGACGGAGAGCCAGGAGTTCATGGCGTTCATGATCGAGGCGGCCTTGAAGTCCGTCGACATGCCCATGAGTTTCTATGACGGGAGACGCACCAACTTCTTCGGCAGCCGCGGCGAGCTCAACCATTATCTGTTTGGCGCCAAGATCAAACGCCAGAACCTCGTTGCCCTCCTCGACAACCTCGTCTCCTGGCGGCTTCCGATGGCGATGGACGACGGGATGCTCACGCTGCCGAACGGCATGAAGCTCCGAGATCTCCGCTGGGCCTGGGTGCCCCAGGGGCTGCCGTGGTGGAACCCGGTGCAGGAGGCCACGTCGGCCACCATCGAGATCGCCGCCGCCATCAACAGCCGGCAGCGGGTGTGCATGGAGCGGGGGGACGACTTCGACGAGATTACCGACGAACTCGCCTATGAGAAGGCCCGCCTGAAAAGCAAGGGTCTCCCGACCGACGTCAAACCTCCGAACGTCTCAATCTCCGAGGACCGGACGGGCGACCCGCAGGGAGGGAAGAACTGATGCCTCAGCCCGAATCGCTGCTGGCCCAGATTGCCGCCCGCACGGTCGCGATGGCCGGCCCCGACGAACTGCATTTTCCGGCCTGTGCCGCCTCGCATCTCGGGCCGTGGTTCATCGAACCGGATTACCTTCGGCAGGCCCTGGAAGAATTGGCCTCCGGTGTCTGGGTGCTGCCGCGTGCCGCCACGCAAGCCCTCGACGAAAACGGGGACGTCGCCTACCACCTCACGAATGATGGCATCGCGCAGTTTTCCCTCGTCGGGCCGCTCGAAAAGGGCAGGTCGAAATTCGGAACCTCCACCGTGCGCGTGAGGCAGGCGCTGCGGCAGGCCAGGCAGGACCCCGCCGTCCGTGGCGGGATGCTGCTGATTGATTCCCCGGGCGGGTCCGTAAGCGGCACCGAGGAGCTGGCCAGCGAGGTCGCGGCGTTCGCCGCCGTCAAACCGCTCGATGGACATATTTCGGGGGTCGGGGCGTCGGGCAGCCTGTGGCCCGGCGTTCAGGTGAGGCGGCTGTCGGCGTCGCCGCTCAGCCTGGTCGGGAGCATCGGGACGGTGGCGGTCGTCCGGGATACGTCCGGACAGCTGGCGAAGGATGGCGTGAAGGTCCATGTCATCTCCACCGGACCCTACAAAGGCGCCTTCGCGCCGGGGTCCGAGGTCACGGACCAGCAACTCGAGTACCTGAGAGGCTATGTAACCGACCAGAACGAGCACTTCCTGGCGGCCGTCGCCGCCGGCCGCAAGATGCCGCTGGAAAAAGTCCGCGCGATCGCCGATGGCCGCAGCCACATCGCGGAGCGGGCCCGGCAGATGGGCCTCATCGACGCGGTGGAAGGCCAGGATGCCGCGATGGTCGCCCTTCGAGCGGCCTGCAAGCAAAAGGAGTCGACGATGAGCGTCCAACATGAAGCCTCCCCCGGCGCCGTCCAGCCCCCGCTGACCGCCGGCGAATCCGCTCCGGCGCCCGAGGCGTCCGCCACCACCCAGGCCACTCCGCCGGCCCCGCCGACGGAGACTGCCCGGCCTCCCGCCCCGGAGGCCCAAGTAACTCCGCCGACGCCTTCCGAGGCCGCCGTGGTTGTGATCGACCTCGTTGCGACCACAAAGGCCGACGTTCAGGCCGAGTGCAAAAAGTTCATCACGGCCTTCGGCCCGCAGGGCGCCGCGTGGTGGTCCGAGGGCAAGACCTTTGAGCAGGCCCAGGCCCTCCATGCGGACGCGATCAAGGCCGAGCGGGACCGCCTGGTCGCCGAGAACGCGGAGCTCCGCAGCCGGACGGCCGCGGCCCGCGGCTCGCCGACCCCGGTCAGCGGCACCCCGGCCGGCGGCGAGCCCGGCTTTGTCTCCACGCAGACACTGACCGAAAAGGTCGGTCCGAACATCGCCCGCGTGGCCGCGGGCCTCAAGTTCGCCAAGAAATCGGAATAGCCGGTCCGACAAGCGGACCGCAAAAAAAAGGAAACACACATGACAATGCCTACGCTGCTGGACATCGCCAAGGCCAACGGCTCGGACGCCGTGGTCGGCCTCGTCGAAGAGGGCGCCCGGGCGCACCCGGAACTGCTGCTTGCCCCCGCGCGGACCATCAAGGGTCTGAACTACAAGACCCTCGTCCGCACGGCCGTCCCGACGGGCGGCTCGTTCCGCGACGCCAACGAGGGCGTCGCCGCCTCGAAGTCGACCTTCATCAATCGGTTGGTGGAGGCCTACATCTTCAACCGTCGGTGGGAATGCGACAAGGCGGTCGCCGATTCCTACGAGGACGGCGCGGCGGTGTACATCGCCCTCGAGGGCGCCGCCCAGATGGAAGGCGGCATGCAGGACCTGGCCAGCCAGTTCTATTACGGGACGGGCGTGGGCGGCCAGGCGAAGGGCTTCCCCGGCCTCCTGGCGGCCTACGACGCGACCAACATGGTCGTGGACGCCGCCGGCACGACCGCGACGACCGGCTCGAGCGTCTGGGCCGTGCGGTTCGGCCCGAAGCACGTCACCTGGGTCTGGGGCCTGAACGGCCAGATGGCCCTCTCCGACGTCCGCGAGGAATCCGCCTTGGACGCCGAGGACAACAAGTTCACGGCCTACATCCAGGAGCTCCTGGCGAGGCCGGGCCTGCAGGTCGGCTCGACCTACAGCATCGCCCGCATCAAGAAGCTGACGGCCGACAGCGGCAAGACCCTGACCGACGCCCTCATCGCCCAGTTGCTGGCGAAGTTCCCGGTTGGCACGCGGCCCGACGTGCTCTTCATGTCGCGCCGGTCGCTCTACCAGCTCCAGGGGAGCCGGGAGGCGGTGAACGCGACGGGCGCCCCGGCGCCGATCCCGATGGAAGCGTTCGGCGTGCCGATCGCGCCGACCGACGCCATCCTGGACACCGAGGCACTGACGCTCTGAGCGTCGTCTCGGCTGATGTTTGACAAGAATCGGGGACGCCCCGCGCGGCGGCCCGCAACTGAAAGGAGCCCATCATGGGCTATGGCCTGAAAGACGCAGATCTCCGGGTGACGCGGGCGCTGCCCGCCTCCGCCGGCACCGTGTACTCCGCCGGCATCGACCTCGGCGCGGGGGACAAGCTGGCCCCCTTCGAGGTGATGCTTTCCGCTCCGGCGCTCACGGTGACGCAACTGCCCAACGCGAAGACCCAGACGTACTCCATCGAGCAGGACGACAACGCGGCGTTCAATTCGCCGACGGCCATCGAGAACGGGGTCGTTGTCCAGACGGGCGCCAACAGCGCGGGGGCCGTCGCAGTAGCCTTCGCGTGTCGCGTGAAGACGGCCTGCGAGCGGTACATCCGCCTCAAGGTCGTCGGCGGCACCGATGTCGGCGACTGCTCGGCCGCCGAGGCGACGCTCGAGCTGCTGCTCTAGTCGGGCGGGCTGCATGGGCATCTTCGAAAACAGTCGACGGGCCCTCGCCGGCGTCTTCGCCGGCGTGGCCGGCGAGCACATCCGCTACGGCCGCGGAGACCAGGTGGTGGGCGTCATCGCCTGGCGAAGCCCCGAGCCGGCGTCCCTGGCCGTCGATTCGGGCGGCGGGGCGCTCGTCGAGTACGAGTCGTGGGAGTGGCACCTGGAGGCCATCTCCCTGGGCGAGTTGACGGCCCCGGAGCCGGGCGACTGGATTGAGGCCGCGGACGGGCGGACCTACGAGGTCCTCCGCATCCCCGGCATGGGCTGCTTCGCGGGGGACCAGCTCCTCCGCATTCACACGAAGCGCATCGAGGCATAGATGGCCGCCGCAACCGAAATCACGGAGCCGTTGGAGCCCTGGCTGGAGCGGATCATCGACCGCGCGCTCCTCAAGCACGAGAGCCACTGCTGGGAACACGGCATCGGCGCCCATGTCGTCCGCATTCGCATCCGCCTCGGGATCCTGGTGGGGTTCATGGCGGGGTCGGGCGTCCTTGGCGGCGCCGCCGGCGCGATGTTGGCTCGCGCGCTGGGGGCTCCCTGATGGCGACCATTACCGACATCGCGGATGCCATCGTGGCGGAGCTGAACGGCCACGCCTTCTCCGAGGAACTGACGGCCGTCCGGTTCTACCGGCCGGTCTTCGACCTGGGCGAGATGTCCGACCTGCACGTCTCGGTCGTGCCTAAGGGCGTGATCATCGAGCGGGCTGACCGCACCACCAACCAGGAGGAATATGCCGTCGACGTGGCGGTGCAGAAGAAGTTTCATGCGGGCGACAATGCGGAACTCGATGCGTTGATGTCGCTGGTGGAGGAGGTCGCGGGCTTCTTCCGGTTCCGGCGCCTGGTGACCTATCCGATCGCCTGCTGGGTCAGGACCGAGAACGCGCCGGTCTTCTCCCCCGGGCACCTGGAAGAGTTCCGGCAGTTCACGAGCGTCCTGACGCTGACCTATCGCGTCGTGAGGTGATTCATGGCCTATGAGAAAACCGTGACGGTGACAGAGGAGTGGGTTCCCGTCGAGACCGAACGCACCGTCCTGACGGTGCTCGTGACGGCCGCGGCCGACAATGAAGGGACGCTCTACCTGCGCGTGCCCGGCTACGACGCGGACCTCGCGCCGGGCGCCGTCGCCCACCTGGTCGGTCTGGATCTGGCCGAGGTCGAGGTCCGCGGCACCGCGGGCGATTCCATCCTGTTTGCCGGCGGCTCCGTCCTCGTCCTCTCCGCCCATGCCGGCGGGGCCGACGCGGACTTCGAGACCCGCGCGGCCAGTACCCCGGGAGATGATGGCGCCGACGGCGTGCCGACGGGGATTACGGCGTGGTCGGCCGGGACGTATGCGGCGGGCTGCGGCGTGACGCATGGGGGCGCGACCTATCTGGCGACCGCCTCGACCGCCGCCGAACCTCCGGGCACGGGATGGCTGCTCCTGATCGCGAAACCGGCGGACGGCCAGGACAGCACCGTTCCCGGTCCGGCTGGCGTTCCGACGAGCATCATGGAGTGGACGGCGGGGACTTACGCTGCGGGTGCCGGCGTGACGCATGGGGGCGCGACCTATCTGGCGACCGCCTCGACCGCCGCCGAACCTCCGGGCACGGGATGGCTGCTCCTGATCGCGAAACCGGCGGACGGCCAGGACAGCACCGTTCCCGGTCCG